GTAAGGGATTGTTGATTGAATCGTTCACCATTAGCAGTAAGGTTCCCGTGAAAACCAGGACCATACCATGAGCTAATGACTGACAGAGTAGTTAGAATAGGAATCATGATAATAAAGCAAAGAACTTTAATATTGATTACTCCAACTAATCCGCCAATACACGCGCAGTATTGACGGACTTGCCAATACTATTTCTTCTTGGCAGTCTTAGCAGCCTTCTTAAATTGAGCTGCAGTAGGTGCTCCTTTAGCACCAGGTTTACGCATCTTCTCTCCACTACCTTTAGCGATACGTTCTCGCTTAGCGTGGATGTTAGCGTAGAGTCCTTGTTTAGCCATTACTTTTTCTTCTTTGATTTACCAGCTTTATCAAGTGCAATGGCTACCGCTTGTTTCTGAGGGTAGCCTTCACTCTTCAACTTACTCACATTAGATGAGACTGTTTTACTGGAACTACCTTTCTTGAGAGGCATCAGAAAATACCAGGAATAATTTGACCAGTAAATACATAGGCACCTACTGCTGCAACAAAACCGAGCATAGCAAGGCGACCATTCAGCAGTTCAGCGCGTTCATTATGGGACACAGTATAATCAGAGTCGTGGTACATGGTGGGTTCTTTAGCGAAGATGTTTTGTTGATTGAATTCGTTACTAGTAATCAAGATTAGACCTTTCGAGTTTAGCAAATACATCCTGACGATATGCAGGATCGTTGTCATAGCGCGGATCACTCATAGCACGGACAACTTCAGCTTGAGAGCGGAACACATCTTTAGTACTAGGAGCAGCTTTACCAGTTAGCAGCTTACCATCTACACCAACTGCATCTTGATAACGATTAAATAGGGCTTCAACAGCAAAGGTCATGGCGTTCTTGTCACCAGTATCCATCACTGAATCATAACGATCAATCTCTTTTTGAGTGAGATTATCAGCAGCCCAACGCATCATTGAACCGTACTCATCATCACCACCAGCAATACCACGTAGTTCAGACAGGTCACTATCAGTAATGTCTGACTCAGTAGTAGGTTGGTTACCTTGTTCAGCTTGAGCACGGTACTCAAGATACATCTTAGCAAGGTCAGCAGAGCTGAGATTAGACAATTCTTTAAGAGTGTCCTCTTCAAACTTACCAGCTTTACCTTGCTCCCAAAGATCTTCAAGGATGCTAGAAGATTCAGTTTCTTCTTCAACTACCTCTTCTTCTGTAGACTCTTCAGTAGTAGTTTCTTCTTGAGGTGTGCGGGAGCTGAACTTTTTCTGTAGTTCGATGTAAGCTTGCTCTAGTTCTTCAGCATCACGAAACTTACCAGCAAGCAGTTCTTGTTGTTCAGCAATAGCTTTTTCACCTACTGCCAAAGAATCTTGCTCTTCAGCAGTCAGCTCTCCTTCAGGAGTTTCATTCGGATTGTACGTTAGAGTTGTCATTAGAAGAGGTGGCGTGGATTACTTGAAGTTTACCGAGACCAACAGCAGTTACGTAGTTAGGAGAGCGACCTAGTGTAGCTGTACCAATCTTTTCTTTTGGTGCATATTTATTAGTAGGTGTTTCCTCTACCTGTTGCGTCTCAGGAATAGGCTCAGCCTTGCGGCGGCTGCGCTTCGGTTGGTTGTTGTCCATTTAGTTGTGGGTTTTTAGAAGGGTCATTCACAGGAGCAGAAGCAAGTTGACCTGCTTGCTTAGTCAGCTCAAGTTGTTGCTGTTGTTGCATAGCAGCTTGTTGCTCTGCCTGAACTTCTTGCATACTACGAACAAGGTTAAGGACATCAATGCCTTGTGCAGCAGCAAGTCGTTTGATGACTTCCTCAGGGTTTACATAAGTTTGAATTGCTTCTGGACCCATGGTCTGAGCAATGGTCATTAGGAAAGCACCAAGGCTTTCTCTATCTTGTCCCCTACCGATTGCATTAATACCAGCAACGATAGCAGGACGCACGAGTCCCTTAGGAATACGTGGAATGTCACCAGTCTTTTGATAGACAGACAGTTTACGGTTCAAGTAAGGTACAAGGAAATCAACAGTCAACATGGAGAATAGTCCACCTAACTGGGCTTCCAATTCGAGTTGAGTCATTCGCACTTCTTCAGCAGTTGTGCGTTCACTGTTTCGAACATTCATAATAAGGAATGCTTCAGAAAGTCTACGCTCAAGTTGAGCAGACATTTCATATGCAGTCCTAAAGTCAGCAGTCTTACCTACTTGAACAACGCCAATGTCATCAGGTCGTCCTTGGACGATAGCACCGTTACCTGCAGCAGCTAGTGTGGCTGGTTTTGTAGTACTTGAAGGGGAGACAACAAAAACAACTTTAGCTGCTGCTGCTGAACCTTCTACAAGTGCTTGAGTAAGAGCCTCTAGTGACTTAAGATCACCAAGAAATTCCTCTACCCTACCACGACCATAGCACTCACCATCAACTGTATTGAAGCGAAGTGCAATCCACGGTGAAGCATCAACAGGTGCTTTACCAAAAGACTTAGGAACAATTTTATCGTACACTTCTTGATGCCAGACAAAACGATTGTTGTCTCGCTTCACATGTGTGTACACATCTACCTCGTCACGATAAGCATCAGACTCATCATTACCAGGTGTATTAGGTTTAGGTTCATCAGGAAGTAAATCACCAAGTAGTTGTTTGGAGATACGTTCCTTGGTAACAATTTCAATTACATTACCGTCACCATCTCTATCTACAACGTAGCGATTGAGAGGATACAATCGGAGACCATCTTTACCCATGAAGATAAGTGCATTACCTCCAACAACTAGGTGCTTAAGAGCTTGATGTACGATCACACGATCATCACTGGCAGCAATAGCTTCCATGATAGTCCGTTCAATCTTAGCAAAAGCTAGATCAAGTTCAGACTTAATCCTAGGATCGTATTGACCAAGCATTGATTCATCCACTTGAAGCTTAAAGAAGCTAGTTTGTGGAGGAAGCAAAGCAAGCATTAGTTTTGAGGAGAGAGTGACTACACCTTTAGCACCTACACTTTGCCATGGAGATGGAAGAGGTTGTGCTTGTTTAGTGAAGTCATCATCATCACGAATCAGATACGGGAGTGTTAGGTCCGATGCTCTACGTGCTACCGTGAGATATTGGTTTCGGTCACCAGTAAGTAAATCATACCGTTGCTTAGCAGACATTAGATAGTCACTCCTCCAGGTGTAGCAAGTGCAGAACCAATGCTCATACCAGAAGATAGTGCAGGAGCACCAGAGGTACCACCACTGATACCCATACCACGTAGGTAACCACTACGACGTTGTTGGTTACGCTGTGCAGCACGAACTGCATCAATGTTATAGTTCTGACCGGCGCCATACAAACGCATCGGCTCTTGGTATTGAGGCATAGCAAACTGGTTCAGTAGGTCCATTTGCCCTGCCATTTGCTGCTGGTATGCACCCATTTGAGTTGAGAACATATTACCAATACCAGAAAGCAGATCTAGATAAGCTTGATCAGCGCTGTTATCACCACCAATACCAGCTAGGTAATCATCAATACCTTGCTGAACACCGGCAGCAATTTGAGCATCAATTTCTTCTTGAGTAGGACCAGTATATTGCGATTCAACGAATTGCGTAACGGTTTTCGGCTGACTCTTTCTAGTTCCCTCACGCCCACTAGGACGCAAAACCATGCCAGGAGTAATCCGTGTACCAGGGATTGCAGGAGTTTGCTGTCCTTGACGCATTGGACCGGCAGGTCTACCAGCCATACTAAGAATGGCTTGTGCAACCGAACTATTGCCTAGAGAAGAGCGACCTATTGGAGTAGACGCTTGTTCAATAAGCCGATTAGCAGCACCCGAACCAATAGAAGGTGCTCTCTTATCATTCTCTTTCATGCTCTCTTGAACAGAAGAGATTCGATTAAGAGCTTTAGCTGTATCACCACCGGCTGCTTTGACAATTTTATTCATCTCACCTTTGGAGATAGTTGGTCCAGCAGCACGGATTACTTGTTTAATTTTTGTTTGATTCTTTTTCTTAGCCATTGTTGTCTTCCGTGATACGATGGTTAATCCACTCGACCACAGAACGTTGGCCGGAGCGGTACATTATTTGAGCAAGTGATTCATCCGGGTGGGGATTAGTAGGTGGAAAGTTCTCATCTAATTCAGCGATGAGTGAGCTTAGCTGAAGACCGTGTGTCTCAAGCGTATTGAGGTAGATTGGGGTTTGCATGTTCAAAGAACGCAGGCATTCGTGCCCGACGTGTGTCGGAAAGTTCTGGAGCTTTCCCTTGATACATCAAAGAGTCACTGGAATCCAGCCAAAATTTTTTGTCTAGATATTTAATGGAGGTATTTCTACCTAGAGGCTCAAGCACCCAATTAATGGTTGCCTTCCTGAGCTTATCGAGAGAAGGACTCCAATTGAGACCAAGCTCAGTACATACCAAGCTATTTGCTGCAACATGGACTTGTTCATCACGTGAAATGTCGGCGCTTACTGTTCGGAGACCAGCATCACCGTTAAATCTGAAGAGCGGGAGGAGCACAAAGAAAATTGCACGTTCGGCAACCAGTGCTTTGAGGATCGTGTGATCTGGATGAGCAATCCAGGCGTCCCGAAGACGCTTCGCTTCGGCTTCAGCCTTTTCATTAACGCCGATAGCGTTGGCGATGTAACCGAGTGCAAGGTCGTGATTTTCCTCGTCCTTGATATTGGATTGAAGGAGATCCCTCGCCAAGTTTGGAACTTCATTCTTTAGTGCATCAGTAATAAAATCTCCAACGGGAAGTTCCATGTGGCGGATAGCCAAGGCACGGTAGATAGTTTCTTCCGCACCTTCCCGGAGCTTCCCTGCTGTGGTCTGTACCGGAGACCACTTCCGTTTACGATTCAATAGTTTTTGATAGGGGTTCATTCGCCGCAATTACAATCAGGAGCAGGGTCATCTTTAAACAACTCGTCCAGGTAATCGTCGATATCAGATTGAGACAACGCAGCATATGCGTCTGACTTATCCTGAACATCGCCCATTACCTGCAAGCTGTAATACAAAGAGGTTTGGGGGCTGTTCAGCCACTCCTCAATGAACGCTTCATCGTAAGTAATTACATCACTCCACGAGTTAAAGCTATATCCATGAAGAAGCCCAGTCATATCGAGCAACCGGATAATACCGTTTGCTACTTTGAAATAATTATCCCAGCCAACTTCCGACGCGATCTCTACATCGCCATAGTCGTAGCTCTGGACGCCAAAGGTTCCGCTGTCACGGTCCACTTGACGGGCAATGGGAGGAGCGATCTCAGGTGTGGTGGTGAACCCTTCGAGATCTTGGTATCGGTAACTGCAGGACGCAGTTGGAGCAATGGCAAAGGCACGCTCCATCTTGTTTGCCTTGGCAATCTCAGCAGCTTGACGAATCCCTGAGCTGATCTCATGAGCCAGTACCGCAGCAGGAGTTCGCTCATGAGGACGGTTGTTGTTGATGTTTTCCAACGCCTTACCAAACTCTTTGTAACTCACTCCTTGCTGTCGGAGCAAGTTGGCAAGCCCAAGAAGTCCAAGACCCACTTGACGATCTGTTGACGGAGGGAGGTATTCTCCACTGCTATCGACATTTGTCTTACCATGGAGTTCACACAGCTCGGACATTCCGTTGACAAATGCACGTTGTATGTCTTCAACTTCACATGCGCCAAGGTTGACATGTTGAAGCAGACATGTACCCCGTGAGGGCAGATATACCTCAAGGCAGACGTTCCCCCGGATTCGATTTCCATTACGATCTACCTTGGTTTTGTTTAGCCAAATGTCACCACGCTTGATACCTTCAAGCAAAGCATTCTTCACTTGTGGAGTCGTTTCGTTCCACCAGTGGTCGTTGATGTTGACGCAGCGCTTAACCCAAGGCAGCTCACTACGACTAGCAGTAATGAACTCAAGCACATCAGGATGACTGAGATCTAAATGGCACACTACAGCGCCGTTCTTGTACACACCTCCACGACGGAGGATTTCATTCAATGTAGAGTAAATTTTAGCAAAGGATACAGGACCAGAAGCTACGAGTCCTTTACCATTCTCAGCTCCTTTGGGTCGCAGTTTACTAAGGTGGACAGCAACGCCTGCACCGTATCGGAGTGCATGGCTAACGAAACGCCAACTGGCTTCAATTCCATTTTCCCCTTCCATCGTGTCTTCCACAACAAAGACGGTACAGGAGACAGGCAAGCGAGAGGTTGGGTCATCAATCCAGGATTGTACACGACCAGTACGAGCAATAAGTTCTTTAGGTGGTTTCGACATTATCAAACAAGATCATTAAGGTTTGGTGGTTGATAGTTCGGTCCCTTTAAGACTTTACCATCTTCACGGTAGATAGGGTTACCGTTGTCGTCCAGTTTGGACATGTTACTTTGATGGACACGATCTAGAGCTTCATCTAGATCCCATCCAAGGTTAGCCGCATACTGGTAACACACATAGACCAGATCAGCTAGTTCTTTTAGACACTCAGCAGAGTTAACTGTGAGACCCATGATGAGTTGGTTCTCAGCATCAAGGAACTCTTTGAATTCTTCAACGATCAAACGCCTCTGCAAAGTCCGTGAAGCCGGCGTAGTACTGTTCTTCACCTGGAAACTTTTCCGGAATTCGACGGCTTGCTGCTGACGGGTGGAGGATGTCATTTTCTAGTTCGTTTTGCAGATAGTGGATTGCTTTGCGTAGATCATCACGCTTGCTGTCTTTGTGACCAGCGCGACATATGTATTTAATTGCATTACCAAGGTGGAAGTTTAGTCCTTGGTCTCGAATGAAATCCCAAACTTGGATGCTACCTCGTCGATAGTATTCTGGTCCGGTGGTGTTTGTGGAATTGGCCATTTAGAAACTAGGTTAGATACGTTGTTGCCGAGAACGAAGCACTGCTTCTGGAGAGCAAGGAAGAGAGTAATGATAGCATCAATCTCTCCCTTAGAGCTGTTCAGTGCGTCTTCAATCTGACGCATCTTGAACTGCTGCTCCATTGTCAGTTCCGTCACTGGAGGAGGTGGGAACCCAGTGCTTGATTTGTTCATTGAGAAAGTCATAGTTCTCCGCTTGTAGGATTTTAGCAAGACGTGCATTAAGTAACGCTACGTCTTCATCTAGATCCTTCTCAGCAAAAGCATCTACAACTGTCTGCCAATTAGATCCATGTTGTTCAAGGAGAGCGTCTGCTCTCTTGATACCAATACCAGGTACACCAGAGTAACCATCTGTCTGATCTCCTGCCATGGTTTGTATTAGGTGCCACCGATCACCTTCTTCCTTAGTGATGTACTCTACACCATCAGTGAAGTTGTACAACTCACCAGGTATCTGTCTCATATCCTTATCAGGACTGCAGATGATGTGACCTTGTTCTCTGGTGGCGTAGATACCTAAGGCATCGTCTGCTTCAAGCGTCGGGATGATGACAACCGGGAACGTCTCTTGAAGCGCCTTGATGACACGTTTGTAACCACACGGCTTTTTTCTATTTCGGTGTCCTTTATAGTCTGGTGCAAGAGATTTGCGAAAGTTATTAGAATCAGAGAAGAAAAGAATAGAGTCGTCAAAGTGTCCTAAGTCAGTTGCGATGTTGTAGAGATCACGCTCTACAGCAGCTAGTGCCTCACTAAACTTACTAGTGACTACAATAACATCATCGCCATAATCAATTTCTGTCTCACATGCTGCACAGCATTTGTAGACAATGTAATCAGCATCAATAAGTAGACTCATCCTTGTCCCCGCTTGAGCTTTCGCCCACGCTTGGGAAGAGAACGGCGTCCATTACCTTGGTGGGTGTGTTTGTATTTAGCACGGGATTGAAATTCAACACGTCCCAGTGCTGTCTTTGATTTTACTGCCATTAGTTTGTGGTGGATTAGTGAACGTCTGCCCAGGTTTGTCCGACTTTAGATTCGGCTGCAATAGGGATTCTAAGACCATAGCTCTCGCCAGCTGTGAGAGAGGATAATTCAAGAGCTGATTTAAGCGTGTCGGCATACTCTGGAGGGCATTCAAATTGAAGTTCGTCGTGTACAAAGGCTAGTTGATAAGCCTCAATCTGATTTAGTTGGATTACATTATGAGTGTGAACCATCCATAACTTAGCTACACAACCCGCGCTCCCTTGCAGTAGGTAGTTAAGGGCTTTGTGGCTACCATCAACAGGGCAGCGGCGACCATCACACAGCTGTATGTAACCAGATTCCGCCTTGGACTTAACCGCAGTAACCAGTTTCTCAAGTCCTGGAATTGCATCCATGTAAGCTTGACGGATCTCTTTACCCTTGGTAGTGGCAGCTTTGTCAGATAGTTGAGGGTCATAACTAAGTCCAATCTTTTTGTCACCTGCTCCGTAGAGGAAGGCGTATGTGACCGTCTTAACTAGGCGACGGCTAATGCCTATCTTGTCTGCATTCTCTTGGTGAATGTCACCGTTGAGAAGTACATCTCCGTACCTACCTCCATCATAGCGAGCAAGGTAATGAGCAAGCATTCGTAGTTCAATACCTGCTAGGTCAGCACCAACCATAACATAGCCAGGGCTAGCAGTAAAGAGTTTCCTGAACTCTAAATCACTAGGCACTTGAGCAAGGTTTGGATTTCGGTGTGCGCATCGAAAAGTGTTAGTGGCGACAGAACAGTTGTGATGTAAGCGACTATTCCGGACAAGCTTTAACCAAGCATTGTTGCCTTCAGACAACATGCCGAGATGCTTTGTCAACTCAAGGCAACGAAAGAACTGCAGAGATTCCTCTGTGCCTATGTCCTTGAGTACTGTCTCATCAATAGCTGTCTTACCAGCTTTTGTTTTCTTGTCAGGCTGCCACCCGTGCAGCTTCTCCATCACCCATGCGATGTGATCTCTACTGGTTGGAGAGAATTCCACGAGCTTTGTACAGGGTGCTCCTTCGACATACCCGAGGGATCGGTTAACTCGCTTCGGAGTAAATTCGCGTCCTGCGACGTAAGGATACCGCTTGCGTAGTACACCTTTAAGATCATCAAGCTCGGTATAGAGAGTTTGTGCAAGTTGCCGTGCAGCAACCTCATCAAAGTACCATCCATGTAACTCCTGATCTGTAAGTATTTGTGCTACCTGATGTTCTAACGTGATCCATTCAGGTATGGTTGAAAGTGTTTCCAAAGTTTCGTAGTAACAACAACATCTTGTACCATGTAGTCTTGCATCTCTTGCGACCACTCTTTCCAGTCTGATGTCTTGCCGAATGAGCCTTTGTACTCACCGAGGCGGTACCCATAAGACTCCAAACTATGCCTACCATAGAGTTGTAATGGCATGTTTTTCCATTTGCGTTTGCCGTCGATACTTAGAATATCAGGGTGACAAACACGGCTGAGCACCAGAGTATCCAGAACCCTACCCACGTTGGAAAACCAAGGATAGAGCTTACGGATAACAGGAATATCGTAGTTAATGATGTTATGACCCACAATTTCGCTTGCGTCTTCAAGACGTTGAATGCCGCGAGTGAGTGGTTCAGTATCGCCTTCATCGTTGTAGACAAGCATCTGTTCAGTATCTGTATCGTAGATAGCCAAACAGTGGACACGGGTAACATCATACAGAAGTCCGTTTGTTTCTAAGTCAAAGATAAGCGTCATTCCAATGCCGGATTACACCAGCGACAATAAACAAGTTAGTGATGAAGATGAGCGTGTTGAATAGGAGGTTAAGGCTTAGCAGCTTTATTCGCTGCTGATCCCTGCCAATAGTATGTCTTGTCGATGAACTGTGCCTTTTCAACTGCCTCAGGTGTAGGTGGGTTAGGACGCTTCAATTTATCTTTCCAAACAGGGGTCATGGGAAGTCGGCCACGCAGGTTCCAAGGGTCAGGACAATCAACCCAAGGCTGGTCAGAAATCTGTTGTTGGGTCGAACTCTTCGTCTGTTGCTGCAGTTTCATTGAATTTACAGGTGTTAAGATCATAGCTCAGTCGGCACGCGACGCCAACTTCGCCAGAATAGCGATTCTTGAGGACTCTAACAGTTGTATCAGACTGTTTGCCTGCACTCTGTTGATCTCTTTCGAGTGCAATAACTGAGTCAGATAGCTGTGCAATTGCTGCACTTCCTCTAAGCTGTCCAAGTGTAACGCGAGCACCCTCTTCATGGTTCTTATCTTGTGTAGTGCGTCTGAGGTGGGAGACAAGGAACATTGCGACACCTGTACGCTCTACAAGAGAACGTAAACGTGTCATAGTTGTATCAATCATCCGCCTCTCATCACCATCAAGACCACTCAGAAGGATGGACAGGTGATCAAGGAAGATTACCCTTGTATCAAGACCCGTTGCCAAGTACTCAATTCGGTTGTAGATGAGATCTGGATCAAAAGAACCAAAGCCGTCAAAAAGAAAAAGGTTCCACTTAGCAAGAGTCGCTTGATAAGCTTCGGTGAGGCTAGATCGGTCATGTTCTCCAATGTGTAGTGATTTGCCAACTGCTGCGGACATCAGTCCGAGAGCTGTACGGCGGTTTGACTCTTCAAGTGCCAAGTATCCAACCCGTTCTCCGTTACGTAACAAGTCAGTTGCCAACTCTCTACAGAACGAGGATTTGCCGATGCCCGATCCCGCAGTAATTGTGACAAGCTCTCCGTACCGAATCCCGTGAAGCTTTGATTGTAATCCTTGAAATGGATAGTCATGATTAGATGGTGGTGATGGTGTGGTTACAAGCTCTAAGAGGGATTTCCCATCAACGATCCCATCTGGACGGTAAGGTTTCGCGTTCCAAATAGCCTCACGAATCGCTTGAGAGTCATTGGCAATGAGGGCGTCAGACGCATCTTTGTAATCACCTTGGAGCGATGCAATCTTGCACTTGCCAGGTGGTAATACGCTTGCTGCCTCCTCCGTTGCCTTACGGCCTGCCTCGTCATTGTCGAAGAACAAGACAATCTCCTCGTAACCCTGGAGCCAGGGGATAGCCCGTTGAATCGACTTCTTGGCCGCTGCGGAACCGCTAGGTATAGATACCATCGGCCACCCCGGCATAGCCTCACTACACGAAGCTGCATCGAGTTCCCCTTCAGTGATAACGACTCGTTTTCCAGTGGCGGGAAACAAATGTTGTCCAAAGAGGCAGGTAGCTGGTTGTCCTTCATAGCGGAAGTCTTTGTCCTTAGTTTTGATCTTACATCCAATCAGGATGCCAGACTCATCATAGTAGTGGAAGCGTAGTACGTCACCATCTTTGAAGATCTTGTAATGTTGACATACTTTCTCAGAGATGTTCCGCTTATTCAGTCGTGTGGCGGAACCTTTGAGCTGTACATTGGTGGACATTTTGTGAGTGTGAACAACTTCTTCGGTGTGACCGTAGCTATTGCAAGCAAAGCAAAAAGTATGGCCATCAGAGTACAAGGAGTTTGCATCAGATGACCCACACGTTTCACATGGCAAGTGCCTCACGAACTCGCTTTCGGAGATCTGCGTATGCTCGGGCTTGCTCATCGTGATATTCAAACCATGAATCAATTGCTCGGTAGAACCCTTCAATCAATGCATCAGCTGTAGCAGGGTTCTCTGCATCTACATCTGCCAGGAAGTCACTGAACTGTTCAGCGTAAAAGTCAGCTGTGCCGTATTCTAGGTAAGCCATTCAAGTGGAATCGAGTGGAATGCACACCAAGGGAAGCCGTGTTTCTCAGCCCACTTGGCGTAAGTAGTTTTAGATCCTTTGTAGATCTTATTAAAGGGAGTTTGAAAGACGAACCGAATATCTAATTCGGGATTTGCTTTCTTCACTGCTTTCATCTTCCTTCGGTCCTCCTCGCTGAGGTGACCCTTGGTCTCTAGAAAGACACCATTCGGTAAAAGAAAGTCGGGTGTGTAATTGCATTCAAGTACGTAAGGAACTTTTTTAGATTCGTATTCGTATTCAACTCCCAGCTCAAGAAGAAGGTCAGACACCTTCTCCTCAAGACCGGAGCGGAACTTCATCAGAAATCGTCGTCATCACTAGCAGCGTCGTTGAGCGTTACGTTAGGCTCAGACGCTTTGAAACCCTTTGTTTGGCCAAAGAGAGCTGCCACTTCAGTTTCATCAAGGTCGCCTGTGTCAACACCAGCAGAGGAGCCAACAGAGACCACCTGGATACCAACAAGCTTGAGACTTGTACCGTAGGTGACGCCATCACGGAGGATATAAGGTTTCTGCCTGAAGGCAAGCTTAACACGGCTCCCACTGTAGATGGGTGTGTTTTCGTCAGTGATGACTGTTCCTTCAGTATCCACCACGGGCGGCTTGGTCTCTTCATTCCAACTGAACTTAACTTTGTACTGACCATCAGACACCTCTTCCCAAGGTTCAGGCTTCAGTGTAGCACGCTTAGGGTTCTTCAGTTTAGATTGCGCCCACTTGATGGAGTCTTCACGATCTTCTTCAAGCTTCTCAACAAGATCCTTATCGACAATAGCAGACAAGGAATAGCCAAACTTACTTGGCTTCAGTACAGCCTGATAACCTTCAAGGACAACAGGCTGTTGGGTAACGTGGATGGATTGTGCCATTAACAAAAAAAGTAGGTTGATTCGATAACGGATTCCGGTTCAAGGTCTCCAACTATCGGTGGTTCGGTCTCCGCACCTATGTGTGATGCGAAGTCCCGCAGGTAGTCATGCTCTGCAAAGAGATGCATGTAGGTTTCTCGTACAATGGAGGACAATGTAGACATGTCCGTTGCACGACAAAGCACAGAATCGTGGATAAGAGCAATGGGTGCGTTAAAGCGTAAGACACTCAAGTGTAACAAGCTAGCATCAAGACTGTGAATGAGGTTAGGTGCTGTTGCGTTCTTGTGATGGTTGAGATCAACCTCATCAGAATCATCAACTGCTACCTTTATTCTACAGCGACCCAGTAACTGTAAAGCTAACTCAACAACTTGTTTCTTATTGAGCTTCTGATGTACAACAAAACCAGATGGTGTTGTCCACTCAAGAAACTCTTTACCAGCTTTGATTGCATTAGCAACCTCTTGCTCAATCCAACTCATTACAGCCATAGGACCAGGTACGACAACATCCATGGCATTGCGTACAGCCTTAACTGTTTTAGTTAGATCATCCTTACTAATCTCTACGCCCTTTTCAGCTAGTGCGTCCCTGATGTACCCACGATTAGAGAAAGGCTTAGCATTGTAAGGAACGGTCATAACTACTCGCTTGACCGTCTTCCTATCCATGTAAGGTTGGATAGACTCAGGACAATGTGGAGTAGCTTCCTCAGCAACTACCTTGTATGCATCCTGTGGTTTATCACCAGGCAGGACATTCACAAGACGTGCTGTAGATTTATCCCTAGCCAATCCTGCTAGGATTTGTAGACCTGAACATGTTGCATCAGTGGCTACCATAAGACGTGTGAATTGCCTATCGGCAACTACGACACAATGGTAGTACTCTTCAGCAGCAGCTAGGAATTGCCAAGGCTCTTCAACTCCTTCCCACAAAGGTAAATTACCAATGGGATCTGTCGCTATGAGTGTGAACAACTCATGGTTATTTCTTGCCCATTCTAGTCGCTCAGTCATTGGTGCTTTATCAAGACCAAATGTAGTAGCTACTTGAAAGGCTAACCAGTCTTCAGCTTCAGGAGTTACATAAGACCCATCAGCAAAGATCAATAGACTTTTTCCAAAGTCTGTATCTTGTGGAGTAAGGAAGGCAGGAATAGGATAAGCTCTACCTCTATAGTCAAAAG